TCCAATCCTTTTGACACGGGCAAACAGAGTACTTTCTTAAGGATGGCAAAACGAGTGGGGACAGCATTGCGATGATTTCTATTGCTATCCCTGCTTATGGTATGAGGGGTCTTGGTTCAAAGTTTCTAACTCAAATGTTTGAGACCATTGACAACCAAACCTACAAAGATGTTGAAGTTGTTGTCTCTGATCATTCGCAAGATCTTGGCATTCTTGATACATGTGATAAGTATTCTGATACTTTTCCTGTCACATACATTAGAAATTTTTATGATAGAGGGAATGGTCCTGCAAACACCAATATTGCATTGAAGCATTGCTCTGGTGACTTGATTAAAATTATGTTTCAGGATGATTTGTTCACTGATGACACCGCATTGGAGAAGATTCATGATCGATTTAATGAAACTGAATGTGCGTGGGTAGTGACTGGATTCTCTCATACGACTGACGGAAAAAACTTTTACAGACCAATGGTTCCGCGTTGGTCTGAGCATCTTTTAGAAGGACAGAACTTTATGGGTGGTCCTTCTATCGTGACATTGAGGAGAGAGTGTCTTGAATACTTTGACCCCGAATGTAAGATGTTAATGGATACCGAGTTTTATCATAGAATGAGATACTTCCACGGTATGCCTGAGATTATTGACGATATTTGTGTTTGTAGTAGAGAGGGTGATTATAGAATTTCATCTAACGCGGAGCTAGATATTATCTGTGAACATCCTGATGGATCTTGGCAGATGAACGCTAAGGAGTTAGAATACGTAACTGAAAAGCACAAGGAGACTAGAGACTATGCTGAGTAATACTACTTTTATTGTGCCACTACGAATCGAATCGTTTGATCGATTGCGAAATGTGGTTGTCAGTTCAATCTATCTCCTTGATAAAACTGACTGCACTCTCATTATCAAAGAGGCAGATTCGGAATCTGCTTTTGAGGCATCTGCACTTCCTCAGATTCGTGAGTGTGTTGGTGAAGAGAAGTGTAAGCGACTGATTCATGTTTTTGAGAAGAATGATGATCAGTTCTTCCATAGAACTAGACTTCTCAATGACATGGTGATGATGACCAAGACTCCTGTGGTTGTCAATTATGATTGTGATATTCTTCTTCCTCTTGAGTCTTACCAGAAGTGTGAGGAGATGATCCTGGATGGTGAGTGTGATATGGTCTACCCTTATGGCGATGGCAACTGGCAGTATCAGATCTTCACTGATGATGATCTGGTTTCTAGATTTATCAACAATGATTATGACCTGAGTATTCTGCGTGAGAAATCCAGAGTATATGATGCTAAGTATGGTTTCTGTCAGTTTTATTCTACTGAAAAGTATATTGAAGGTGGTTTAGAGAATGAAAACTTTATCGCCTATGGTTATGAAGATAATGAGAGATACCATCGATTCAATAAACTTGGATATAAGGTTGGTAGATATGATGGAAATGTATATCACATGGAGCATGAAAGAACTCCTAATTCCTGGTTCACAAACCCATATATCGAAAACAATAAAAACCTGTATGAGATGATCCTAAAGTTTGACACTCAAGAACTTTTCGATTATTATCAGCAGCAGGAGTACCTCAAAACTCAGAAAGCAAAAATCAAATGATTGGATTTAACAATCTGGGACGAATGGGCAGACTTGCCAATCAGATGTTTCAGTATGCTTCTCTTAAGGGCATTGCAAGTCATCATGGTTATGACTGTATGATTTCATATCATCCCGACTTTGTGGATGATGGTATTGGTAATATGCTTCGCACAGAGTTGTTTGACTCTTTTGATTTGAAAGTCAAGACTGGTATATACCAAGCATCTACTCTTGCTGAGAGGCAGTTTCATTTTGATCAGGAGCTATTTGATAAGTGTCCTGACAATGTGGTCCTACAGGGATACTTTCAAACGGAAAAATACTTCAAGCATATCGAAGAAGAGATTCGCAAAGATTTTACTTTCAAGGATGCTATTCTAAATCCTTGCAAGGAGATGATTGAGTCAGTAAAAAATCCGATCGCTCTTCATGTTCGTCGCACTGATTATGTGACGAACTCTGCCAATCACCCACCATGTACTCTTGATTATTATAAGAGGGCACTGTCTTACTTTGAGACACATCGTAATGTGATTGTTTTCTCTGATGATCCTGCATGGTGCAATGAGCAGGAATTATTTTCTGACGAACGTTTCATGATCTCTGAGAACGATGATAATCGTATTGACTTGTGCTTAATGTCTCTGTGTAATGACTATATCATTGCCAACTCAACTTTCTCTTGGTGGGGAGCATGGCTCTCTGCTAATAAGGATAAGAAAGTGATTGCCCCCCTCCAGTGGTTTGGAACTGGATATACTAAAGACCACGATACAAAAGACGTAACACCCGATGGATGGACACGAATTTAGTAAGATGGACAAGAATAAGTCTGCATATAAACTAGAGGGACTGCCTGCAATTTATTGGTTGAACCTGGATGCCGATGAGAATCGGAGGTTTTACATGGAGGAGCAGTTTAAGTATTGGAACATAGAAAACCATACTAGGATTGCTGGATATGATGCGAGGGAAGATGATCCATCCGAACATCTGAAAGGAAAGGTTCCTGATAACGTTAGTCCTGCTGAGTTAGGATGTTGCATGTCTCACCTAAAAGCAATCAAATATTTCTATGAAGAGACTGATGATGAGTATTGCATGATCTTGGAGGATGATGTAGACTTTTCAACAGTGAAGTATTGGAACTTTACTTGGCGTGAGTTCTTTGGATACCTTCCTTATGATTGGGACTGTGTTCAGATGACCACGATCACCACAGGTGACATTCATGTTAAGTTGCACTTGAAATTTATTAATGATTTCTCTGCTGCTGCTTACTTGATTTCTCGACACCATGCTGCTAAGATACTTAAGAACCATATCCGTGGTGACAAATATAAACTGGATAATGGAGTTGTTCCTAGAGCAGTCTCCGAAGATGTAATTCTGGAAACAGGGAAGACTTACACAATTCCATTGTTTTTGTATAATCTAGACTTTGGTTCTACGATTCATCAAGAACACATTGGAGTTTTCCATCAGGGTCCTCATACTGCTCTTACGAACTATTGGCAACAGCAAGGTGCTAGTGTTAATATTGGAGACTGGATGAATTACGACCCTTATCTTGGTAGGATTACCACACACTCTCAACAGCAGAATGTAGAAAACCTACCAAGTTGACATAATCTTAATGGTTTGTTAGTATAAATACTTAACCTTTTGTCTTATTATAACAAAAGGTAACAACGGGGAGATGTCGATTCCCCTTCATCTGCGGGTAACCATTCCGCAAGTAAATAACGAGGTTCTAAAATGATCAAATCTGTATTCGCAGCAGCTGCTGCTCTGTCCATGTCCGCTGGTGCTGCTTTTGCAGGTCCCTACGTTAACGTAGAGGCAAACTCTGGTTTCACGGGTTCGGATTACTCTGGAACCACCACAGACGCCCATATTGGCTACGCTGGTGATGCTGGTGACGTAGGATATTACGTCCAAGCAGGTCCTAGCATCGTGGCTAATGATGGTGCTGACACCGAGACCGTTTTCTCTGGTAAAGCTGGTGCTTCTGTTGCTGCTACCGAGCGTCTTGACATCTATGGTGAAGTTTCCTTCGCAACTGGCATCGATGATGCTGACAACGGTTACGGCACTAAGGTCGGAGCAACCTTCTCCTTCTGATAGATTGTTAGGAATCGAACATTAACCGATCCTTAAATCTAAATACACGGGCTTCTGTTAGAATACGGAAGTCCGTTTTTAATGAGACAAGTAAACATTACAAAGGAATTACAAATGAAAGCAATCGCACTTGCCGCACTGGCAGCATCTGCACTGGCGACACCTGCCCTTGCAGGACCCTACGTAGAGTCCAAGCACGAATTTAAAGGCACTGATGAAGATTACAGCAAGGCTGTACATCAGGCACGGGTTGGTTATGATACCAAAGTTGGCGCTCTCAAGCCTTACATTGAAGGTGGTTTTGGAGTAACATATCCTGAAGATGGTGATCAAACCAATTTTACCGTTCTGGAAGTTGGCACAAAGGTTAAGATTACCGAAAAGTTTGGCGCTTATGGTAAGTGGGAAAACATCTTCCAAGATGAAGATGATACCCGTGACTGGAAAGTCGAAGTCGGCACTAAGTACAAGTTCTGATCAATAATTCAAAAAAGAGGATATTCAAATGAAACTCTCTGCTCTCGCAATGGGTGCTCTGGCACTCACCGCTACTACTCCTGCAATCGCAGGATCCCTGAATGGTGCTGGTGCATCATTCCCCGCTCCAATCTATCAGCGTTGGTTCAAGGACTATGCTGATAAGACTGGCAACCAAGTCAACTACCAAGCAGTTGGATCTGGTGCTGGTGTCCGTCAGTATAAGGCAGGCACTACTGACTTTGGTGCATCTGATAAAGCAGTTTCTGATAGCAAACTTGCTGGTATCTCCCGTCCTATGGTACAAATCCCTATGACTGGTGGTGCAATCGCAGTTGCATACAACAAGCCTGGTTGTGATCTGAAACTGACTCAGATTCAACTTGCTAAGATTGCATACGGAACTATTCAAAATTGGTCTGAAGTTGGATGTGGTTCAGGTAAGATGACTTGGGTTCATCGCTCTGATGGTTCTGGAACCACTGCTGGTTTCACCAACTCTCTGTCCGCATTCTCTCCTTACTGGGATATTCGTGTAGGACGTGGTAAGTCCGTCCGTTGGCCTGGTTCTAATGCCGTTGGTGCTAAGGGCAACTCTGGTATTGCTGGTGTAATTAAGAACACTCCTGGTGCTATTGGTTATCTGAACTATGGTTATGTGAAGGGTTCCTTCCAACAGGCAGCAATCCAGAACAAGGCAGGAAACTATGTCCGTGCTAATGCAGAAACCTCTGCTGCTGGTCTGTCTCAGATCAAACTGGATAGCAAACTGCGTGGAACCGATGCTAACCCTGCCGGTGCTAATGCATTCCCTATCGTTTCTCTGACTTGGATCCTTGCTGAGCCTGGTCACAAGACTGACGATGTAAAAGCAGCACTTCGTTATATGCTAAGTGAAGATGCACAAAGCAAGTCTGACTCTTTGGGTTATGTTCCTCTTCCTGAGGATCTCCGCCAGAAGTCCCTTGCTGCTGTTGAGAGTCTCTGATGAACTGTGATCCCAAGTGGAAGCGGTGGTGTATTGCCTGCTGTTCTTCACAACTATGGTTAGTCCCTGCTGCTCTGCTTGGGGTTCTCATTCTCATTGAGGGTATTCATACTGCTGCTCATCTTAAGATGGAGCAAGATGTTCATGGTTATTGTAAGCAAAATGCAGAACACCAAGAGAACATAGAATTTGCTGACGAGTGGTGAATATAAAAAGAGACCTTGACAGGTCTCTTTTTTTACTATATAATATGTAAAGATTTACAACAACAAGTAAATGACTGTAACAACAGAGGATGGTGGACGCCAAAATTTGTTCGCCCGTGAACCACAGATGTACATTTCCAAGAGTGACGCAGAGCGTTATGGTTATGAAACCTATGCTGAGAGAGCAGAGAAGTTAAATGGACGCACTGCTATGCTTGGATTTGTTGCTGCTATTATCTCTTATGCTACTAGTGGCAGTGTATTTTTCTTTGGCATTTTCGGATTCTGATGACTGAACTATTAACTTATTATGTGATTGCAAGTTTGCTTTTTGTTGGAGCACCAGCAATCTTCTTTATTATTGTATTCATGCCTGCCCTTCAGAACACGAAGGGTAGAATGGTAGGATACAAAGATCACAAAACATATGGAGATTCCTCCATTTACGAGAACACTCCAGGAGATCAAACTAAATTTTACCTTGAACTTCAGGGTAATATATAAGTTAGACAGATCTTTAATATGTCCAATCCAAATGCTCTCTATGAAGACATGGAGAAACTAAATGCCCTATATGAAGAACTCTGTTGGGGGCACGATGATGAACTAGAGTTTCAGATCGAATACCTGAGAGGTAAAGGCAGAATCACTATTAAAAACAAAACACAACAGGAGAAAAACAATGGGATTTAACGAAAAGAATGAAAGATTGAATGGATGGGCAGCAATGCTCGGCATTATTGCAGCATTGGGTTCCTATGCTGTAACTGGACAAATCATTCCAGGTGTATGGTGAACGACTTATTACTCATAGCAGCTTCCATGATAGGAGGGTTTATCTTTGCTGCCCTATTGACTGATGGAAATGTTGATGATGATGACAATGGACCAGGTGGAGGACTAATGCAACCTGTATATACACCTCCAGCTGCTTGACAAATACAACTGAATAACCTACAATTCGGGGGTACTCGCAACCCCCTTTTTAATGTTTGGACGGATCGCTGCCTTCGTTTCCGTAGCACTTATCGGTGCTTCATGTGCCACCAGTGCTGTAGAAGTTGAGACTGAAGTGAATGATGTTGTAAGCATTCCTGTGGAACCCATTCCTGTGGAACCATATGTTCCTACTTGGAAGTGTATTGACTGCACACCCGAAGAACAATATGTCCTTAAACAACTTCAAGACAAAACTAAAATCGCGGATAAAAATGCTCTGGCAACGATACTGGGAAATATTAAACAGGAAAGTAAGTTCCATTCCAACATTTGCGAGGGAGGGGCTAGAGTTCCTTACTCTGATTGTCATCGGGGTGGGTACGGACTTATTCAGTGGACCACTGAGAATCGTTATCTGGGGTTAGGTCTTTTCTGTCAGAAGTATAATTGTGACCCCAGTAGCTTAGAAGGTCAAACTCGTTACATGATTAACGAAGACATCTTCCAGAAGTATCTTCCTATGTTTGAGGGCGGTGGACAAACTGTCCGACAGTATATGGTTCCAGCCTACTACTGGTTAGGATGGGGTATCAAGGGCAATCGAGAAATTTACTCTTATAACTACTCAAAGAAACTGGTGTTGGTATGATTAAGACTCTTACAGACGCTCTCAAGGACATTCTAGGACCCAAATCTGACAAGGTTGAATGTGCTATTGACGAGAATATTATTGATTGTGACAAACTAGAAGCACCTGTTCAAGAGTGTGGTCCTGGACATTTTACCCAAGGGTATGGATCGTATGTTGGTGTCCCTGCCCCTAGAGTCCTTAAAGATGATGAGTGGTTCGGTCCTGCTCCTGTCTCTGATGCCAATCAAGATCATATGGAGCAAGAAACTCACATTAAACAGCAGCAGCACCAAGAAACTTATTCTATTGAACCTGAGGACATTCATCAGGTAATGTATGAAATGGCAACCAAGAGTGGTGCCACAACTGTTCAACTTGATCCCATTGGTGGATCCGAAAACTTTCAAGGCGGTTCAGAAAATGTCCATCGATGATTGGCGCTACAGTGATCAGAAAATGAAGGTTAGAGAGCAAGCACTCAAAGTTTTACTCTCTAAGTTTGGTGGTCAAATGGAGGGAGCACGTCCTAAATACTCCAGTCAATCAATCTATGAGTGTGCTCAAGACTGGGTATCTCAGGGTAACATGCACACTGCGGGTATTGTAAAGTATTACGAGGCTTATTATGCAAAAAGTAATTAACGTTTTGGCAGTTCTATCATTTGTGGGAACTGCTGGTATTATTGGTGGTGGATATTATCTGTATACACAGAAAGATCCTATCATCGGAGGTATGAAAGAAAAAATTATCACGGCAGCAACAGAGGCAATCGCAGAAGCACTTCCTGGTATGTTAGACGCTTCTATGCCTGAACTTCCTAGTGCCACTGGTGGTGCTATTCCTGCTGTTCCCTCTACTACTGGTCCTGCTATTCCCTTCTGATGAAAAAAATTATTATGAGTTTGCTGGCAGCAGCATCAATTGCTGCTCCTGTGCTTGCTGACCCGATCAAACAGGATGAATACTATAGTAATCATTCTATGGGGTGCATGTTACTTAGAGAGTGTACCGATGGAGTCAAACAAGTCTTTAGTCTTCTGGATATTTCTAGTGAGTATCCCAATACTGATGATTTTTATTCTATTGCTAACGAGTTCAACTCTATGCTTGTCTCCCTTAACCAGGTCGGAGTTAACGTGTTTTTAGCAGAAGAAAAATATTTTCCTGTCGGACATCGTGGAGTTTATCATACTGTAGGCAATAACTTCTTCCTCAATAAAACTTTCATGAAGCGTCCTCATGTGCTCATGAGTGTGATGCGTCATGAAGGATGGCACGCTGCTCAGGACTGCATGGCAGGGACGATTGAGAACAACATGATTGCTATTATCATGAATGAGGAAGATGTCCCTATGATCTGGCAGGAGATGGCACGGAGAACATATGCATTCCAACCTGCTGCTATACCCTGGGAGAAAGAAGCAACCTGGGCAGGTAAGACTGAGGGAATGACAATGAAAGCACTGCAGTCTTGTGCTGATGGTACGATGTGGAATGACTATGAACCCACACCTATGACCCGTGAATGGTTGGTTGAAAACGGATACCTTTCTAAATAGAGTTGCCTTGCCACTCTACTAATGGCAGATATCAAGCCCAAAGTAGAGAAGGAAGACCATGGTGAAGATAAAAGTGAAGTTCTTGGTAATTTAGTGAAAGTCGTAGTACTTATTTGGTCTGCCTCTCTTCTCACATTTAGTTACGTTAGACTTCCTAACGGTCAAAAGATTTTAGATTTCGATCCCACATTTATTGCTTCGGTGTTCTCTGGATCTTTAGCTGCCTTCGGTCTCAGTCCTGCTAAGTCGGGTGGTAATGGAAACGGAAATTCAAAACCAGCAAAGAAAGAAGAACCTCCTGTTGCACCTGCTATTGAACCTAAGAGGTAATCATGTCACGTATCAAATGGGCTGCTATTAGTATTGGTGGTGTTGTTGCTGTTGCACACATCGGTGTCTTAGGGCATTTAACTGAACGACCACCCGAACCCGAACCCGAACCTGTTGTTCAGGTCCCTACTATTAACATCCCACATGGTCCGTATACTTCTTACTCGATTACTGCAGGTAAGGAAGGGTATACGATAGAATATAAAGCAAATGATCCTAAAGTATTAGAGTCATCAAGATCCCTTAATCTTGACAAAGACAAGAGAGGTTTTTTTGGTGGTGGATCTGAAAAGAGAAGTGAATATCGTCATGATCAATACACGATGGAAGGCACCCGTAATATGGGAGGTGCTGGAACGCTAGCAGAGGGAAAGTCTGCAAAAGACGTAGAGTGTATCGTGGCGGACGCTGGCGCACGATCTCAAGGTGCGATGGCAGGAACCGCAATTAGCACAGGTCTTCTTGCTCCTGCAGTCATGAACATTCCTTATGTTGGATGGTTGGCAGCGGGATGGGTTAGTCTTCTAGGTCAATCTGCAGGAGAAGCACTTGGGTCTGAAGTTGGGTCCGTATTTAATGATTGCTAATGAACTTATTTTTGAGACCTTTACATGATATAAGTGACCCAACTTGGAGTGTAATTATCTCTATTATAATACTTTTATTGGGTGTGACATACTATATTGTCTATATAATGCGTATGGCTTTTGATGAAATGAACGATGAGCGATCTGACGAATAAAGATTCAGAACAAGATGCCAAACTTGCTGTATTAGAAAGTAAGATTGAAAGTTATCGCGAACGTATTATTGCTCTTGAAGAAGAAACAAAAGATGTTTCTGTAATTGATAGTACGTTAGAGAACGCGATTCGTCGAATTGAAATGGTCCATCAACGTATCGATAGAACAGAAGAAAAACTTAAACAAGTTGAACAAAAAGTTCTAGAAAATAAGATTTGGATTCAGAGAGCATCTGCTGTTATTGGTGCAGTGGTAACTCTTATTGGTATTATCGTTGCGATGCCACAAGACGCAGATTCAAAGGAGATCGATTATGGGCGCTATGATTCCACCGAGCAGGAAGTCGTGTTACAACTTCCGAGTAGTTGAGATTAATAGAGTTGTCGATGGAGACACGATTGATGTCACTATTGATCTTGGATTTGTTTC